CTACTACACCGCGCGCTGTCTCGTCTTGCTATTTCTAAACACTACTTCTTCATTGCATAACTATAATCAAAAACATGAGCAATTCGCGCGGCTTCTCTTCTGTATGTTTCTTCATACGGTTTCCTGGCATACATCGATATGCAAATTTCACATACGGACTCTTCAGTATGTTTTCAAATACGGTTTCTCAATCTCCTTTTTCTAATACATATTCTTCAACAGATTGAGAATCCCTATGTTATTCTGTATCTGATTCAAATACGCTCATTTTGAGATTTTTGAATATTCGACCTTTTATCTCTCTTGAGAAACAATACGAGAAAACATCATGAAGTCTCTTTTATAACTATATAGATAAAAATGATCCGGATGTTCCAGTAGTTTGCAAATCAATACGATATTTTGTATCTCATTCAATTACTACGGCTTTTACTTACTTCAATTATTGCGCTTTTTCCTCTATATAAATATATATAGTTATACTATATTCTCATGAATACTCTTCCAAATGAAATTATCCAAATTATTATGCAAAAACTCTCTTTATATGATCTAATACATTGTCTCTACTCTTCAAAACTATTTCATGTAGTTGATCAAACATATATTGACTATGTTGCTCGAGTTTTTTACATTAGATCATTGCAAATTCGATTTAATAAAGATTTGAAAAAATCATCATTAAAATCTAGAAGGAAAAATGGTATTCAGCTTTTACATTATATATATTGTATTGTACATAATCCTAATTGGGCTAATGATTATAAAAAAGTTAATACATTATCTTAACCTCGATTTCCATAGAATACACATCCTGCTGCTAAACTTTGGTATAGTGTGATATTTCCAGCTCCATGTGCAACTGATATTGGTATATTTCCTTGAATTGAAATAACATCACCTACATTAAAAAAACCATACCATATTATTGGTAATTGAACAGCAACTGTTCCACCTGCTGCTACTGGACTTTTATTATTTGATGTTATTACAATTGATGAATTTTTTATAAGTGATATACTTACTTCTACTTCATCAGCTGTTGTAATTGTATAATTTATTGGAACTGTAGCATTAAAATGATATACTCCAGATGCAGGAATTGTATATGAAGGAGATACATATGCTCCTGTTACACTAGAAACTTCTATTGTTGGAAATACAATTAGTGCGGTAGCTGATGTACTAAGTGTTTGATCTGAAACTACATTTGCAGAGAATGATTCCTCAATATATGTACTATTTGTAAATAGATTATAGTGGTTTGATACTAGTAAATCTGCAATACTCATACTTGTTATATTATTTTATTGATATAATAAGTTTTCATCTTACTTGTTGAATTGCAAATTGAAAATTTGATAGTGTTACATTTGGTGTTGTTAATGTAAATACTGACATATCTAATGTATTTCCAACACTTAATGCTAAGTATTCTCCTCCGCTTAAGGCAAAATCGGTACTTCCTGTAACTGGATATGCTATAGCTGTTAATATATCAAAACCACTATTTGTATTTAGTATTACTCTAAAATCTTTATTATCACCTACTGTAATATTTGTATTAAATGATATATAATATATTCCTGCTGCTCCTATTGGTACAGTATATGTACCTGTACTTACATTAAAGTTTGTATTACCATATGTTACTGTATTATAGTTTATTACATCTGTAATAGTATTATATGGCACTACCAATGTACCTAAATCGTATATACTAAGTTGCAATGATGCTATTGTTCCAGTTGGACCCGTAGAACCAGTTGAACCAGTTGATCCAGTTGGTCCAATTGGACCACCTGATGGCCCAGTAGGACCAACTATTCCATTTGTTAAAAATCCAGAGAAAAAACAAAAATCTCCAGCTGATCCGCCAATTGTTGTTGAAAATCCTGTTCCTTGTTGTGTGAATACTAATATATGTGTTCCTACTGTTAAATATACATTACATGTTGTGACTATTGACCAATTTAATAATGAATTATTAACAAGATTATCTGATACACATATTGGTTGAGATGATCCTCCACCAGGAGTTGTTATTCCCACATAAGCTGTCGTTGTTGTAGAATTAACATTAAATGCTGTATAAAAAACACCAGCTGTTAAATTCCAAAATCCTGTTTGTGGTATTGTATATACTCCCGTTGTATAATTAAATGAAGTTGAAAATAAATTTATACTAGATGATGATGATGGCCCATATCCTGTAAAATATGTTGGTGCGGCAAATCCAGTTGGTACAGTGATAATAGAACCATTATATAATGATGCTCTAAATCCAACTCCCTGATTTCCAGCTGCTCCAGTAGGTCCAGTTATACCAGTTGAGCCAGTTGAGCCAGTTCTTCCAGTTGCTCCAGTTGCACCAGTTAGACCAATACCAGTTGCACCAGTTGGACCACTTACACCTCTTCCAAATAATTGTATTCCTTGAAAATATGTATCGTATGTTGTTACTAATACTGTTCCTGAAAATCCTCCTATAACAGTTAATGGAGAACATTGAATATGAACAATATCACCAGTATTAAAAGTATTTATATATGATAATTTAGCTTCAGCATGCCATTGTGCTGATAAAGCTGTTGCTGTTACTTCGTATGTAGAAAATGATGGCTGTGTTATACCATTTATTATTATATTAAGTGTTAATGAAACAGGTGATGTTGTAGCTACTGCAGATATATCAATTCCCATTGAAGATTCAAATAAATATTGCCCATCTGCTGGTATTGTATATTCTCCAGTTGATGAGTTATAATTTGGACTATTTTTTATTGTTCCAGAACATATTATATTTGTAATAAGTGATGTAGATGGTGTAAATGATGCTGTTAATGCTGCGAAGAAACTATCTCCTGGTCCACCTATAATACCAGTTGGACCAGTTACACCAGTTGATCCAGTTGGACCAGTTGATCCAGTAGAACCAGTTGGTCCAGTTATACCAATACCAGTTGGTCCAGTTATACCAATACCAGTTAAGCCAGTTGCACCAGTCGAACCAGTTGAACCAGGTGTACCAGTTGGACCAGTTGCTCCAGTTATTGATATACCAGTTTTACCAGTAGAACCAGTATTTCCAGTTACACCAGTAGAACCAGTATTTCCAGTTGGTCCGATGGGTCCTCCTGATGGTCCTGTTGGACCTGTCGCTCCTGTATTTCCTCCACCAATTGGATTATTACCAAAATATAACTGTGTTGGTATTACAGAATCATTTGCCCATAAAGTATTTGAGGATCCTGGATTAGATTGTAAATCATTGAATGTCTGTGAATTACAATTAAGATTAAATTTATTTGATACCAATAAATCAGATATACTCATAATTATAATTATTAATTAGAATTATAATTACAATTATGGATTATAATATGGTATACTAACAAGAGCACCATTAAGATATACTTGTAAATATCCCAAAGGTGTTGCTGGTAATGCTGAAGCTCCACCTGCTGCTCCTACTGTAGTTGCATTATTTAGATTTACAGATGATGATCCTAATACTAGCTGATTATCTAATGTTGGTGACGCAATACATCCTAATACAACACAATTATTATTATTTGATGAGCTACCGAATCCTACAATAGTATTATTAGCGAATGCTCCACCAACATTACTACCTTGTCCAACTATTACATTGCTACTACCAGCCGCTGCGCAAAATGTAGCATAACCAATAGCGGTATTTGAACCACCTGTTGTTAATGTTGTACATGAACCTTGACCAATTATGACATTTCCTGAACCAGTAGTTATACCAGAACCAGCACCCGCACCTAGACATGTATTACTAACACCACCACTAATATTAAATCCAGCCTGTACACCAATACATGTATTATCTGTACCAATTGTATCATTCGCACCAGCTGATAAACCAATATATGTATTTGTACTACCATTAGTTAGAGAAGAACCAGCGCTAACACCAACACAAGTATTTGAAAAACCTCCAACAACTGATGTGCCTGCATCTAATCCAACACATGTATTATCATTTGCAGAAGCTAAGTTAAGTGGAGAATTATTCACATATGTATTGCCATTACCTAATACAGCGCCCGTAAGTTTTGGTGAAGTATCTCCAATAAATAGATTATCATTTGGTCCATCAAAAAATCCAGGATAGCCAGTTACATAAGATATTGTTGTACCAGCAGAAAAAAGAATGTTTGCTGGTTTTGGCAATGTTCCTTGGGAAGCAGTTACTGAAACTGTACCAACTGTTGTTAATGCTCCTATATAACCACCAATGATAGTAACCCCTAATGTACCAGCTACTTGTGTCCATGTGCTAGTTGTTGTAAAATATGGATTTCTAATTATTGCTGTTGTATTTGTGTTTGCTGTAATATTATAGCCATTACCAGAAACACAAAATGATGATACAGATGAAATATCAGTTAAATTAATTGTACCTGATCCAGTACAATAATAAAACTGAACTGAATTAGTAGCACCACTAACACCAATTACATTTAATGGAGTAATCAGTAGACAATTATAAAAAAATATATCAGTACCAGAAGCTGTTTGTGTTGTCAAATCAAATGTATTAGAGCCAGATAGTGCATAAATATCAACATTTTGGAAAATTACTGTATTCGGATTAGCATTATTGAAATCTGGATTATTAAAATCAATTGCTCCTTGTAAATATACATTAGCAAAAGTACTACCATTAAAACTTACATATGGTTTACATGTAAAACTTTCTGTCCATACTCCTGGACCAATATTAATAACAAATAGATTAGAAGCAGAAGCTGTAACAATAGTTGATAAAGCGTGAAATATTGTGCGATATGGTTGGACAGAGCTTCCATTACCGATTATATCAGAACCTGCAATATCCACAAATCGATTATGAGCAATTGGGATATTTGCCAACGGAGGTTCATTTGTCCATTTCCCAAATCCAGTATTAAATGTTAATGTTTCGCCATTAACTAAAGGACTTAATGAAACATCAGTTAATGACGCTAGTGATGTACCTCCTGATCCTCCTCCAACTAGATTTGGGCCTAGATATAATTTATTCGCATTAGATGAATTTACCCAAAGTGTATTATTTCCAGGAATTGGTTGTGTAGCATTTGAATTTAATGTTTCAGAATTTGTATAAGTATTGAAATGATTACTAACTAATAGATCCGATATACTCATGTCTAATATATATATAATATATATAATAAGTTCCCCTAGTATTTACAGGAACTTATGAATCAACTAATAAAAGCACAGAATATTGCATTATCAAATATTGATATTATGAGAATAGTTAATAACAAAGCGAATATTATACTTTATCCAGATTTACATAAATATAAAACAATTGATCAAATATTAGGTCCATACGGAGCTACTTTTATATTATTTGAAGCTAAACCTAACTATGGTCATTGGTGTTTACTATTTAAGACAAATCCAGGCACACTTGAATTCTTTAATCCATACAATGGTCTACCAGATGATTCTCTAGAACATATTTCAGATGATTTTAGAAAGAGATCAAAACAAGACATACCATACCTATCACTTTTAATGTTAGAATCTCCATATCAATTAAGTTACAATGAGCATCAATTTCAAGAACATTCTAAAAATATTAAGACTTGTGGCCGCCATTGTTGTGTGCGGTTTCTATGCAGACGAATGTCGCTAAAAAAATACTATAAATTTATTAATGAATATTGTAGAGCATTAAAAATAACACCTGACCAATTTGTTACTGCTTTAACAATAAAATGATATAATGATATATATAATTACACTATCGTAGTATTATTATATAAACTATAATTATTATATTATGAGTGATACAGATAATATTTATGTAAATGTGGTAATGAATCATAATTCTATTGCTGGCAATGCTCCTTCAAATGCAGTATATGAGACATCGAAAAACATTGCTTTTCTAGATAAACCATCTGACTATTATTGTAGTGTTATTCGATTTGTTATACCTCTAGACGCAGTTCCTATCACAATAATGCCAATTGTTCCAAATCAAGGTAATCCTGATTTAGGTTCTATGATATTTGGTATTACAGTTGGAGGTATTGATTATCCTACAAATCTTATTTATACGCCATTATCTACTATTCCTAGTACTGGGCCTGATCAAAATCAACAACAGCAAGTAATTACACCTTACTATTTTATTTTTGATATTCAACATATGATTGATATGATGAATACAGCTCTTAATACATCATATATAGCTGCTGGTAGTCCAGGTGCTTTAGGACAACCTTTTTTCCAATTTAATCCAATAACACAATTAATATCATTGATTGTATCAAATGGATTTATTGCAGCAAATGCAAATATATTTTGTAATGCAATTGCTTTAAATTTTGTTACAGGTATACCAACAATATATAATGGTTATAATAATCCAATTGGTAAGGATTTTATATTTAACATATTCGCATCACCAATAGAAAATAATGCATCAGGTTATCCAACAAATACATTTCCTACCATACCTCAATATTTTCAATTTACAGAACAGTTTGTATCAATTAATTTATGGTTTGCATTACGAAAACTTATTATTACGACATCAATGCCTATTAGAAGTGAAATTGTTCCAGGATTTGATTCAAGTACAGGAAGACAAACTGGGCAATCAGTTTCAATACCTATTTTAACAGATTTTGTACCAGCTCTTGAGAATACTAATCAACCTAGAAGTATTGCTTATTATGTACCAACATCACAATATCGTTTAATTGATATGATTGGTAATGATCCATTATATGTGTTGGGTCTACGTATTTATTGGGTGGATAAACAAGGAAATACATTTCCGTTACAATTAAGCGTATTACAGCAAGCTTCTGTAAAAATAGGTTTCTTTAAAAAATCCCTTTATAAAAGTGGGTCATTATTGCATTAAGGTTATAAGTTTGTTAATATTCCCAGGTATTGGATTAATTTATCTATTATAATTATATAATAGATAAACATGTCTTTGTCGTATCAAAAATTAAGATCAGTAGAAGTACGTGATCCACGTACTATTTTGACTAATGAAAGAGAATATGCTATATTAAGAGCAGGTAGTCAAACTACTCTAAAACAATTTACCACTACATCTATTTCTTCTTCATCCATTCAATTTTCATGTCCTCCTCCAAGTGGAGGAGTTATTGTAGATAGGAAGATGTATTTGGCATTACCAGTTCGTCTTACACTTGCCGGTACAGCTCCAGTTGGGCAAGTTTTATTGAATGCTGGTCAGGATGCACCTCGAGCATTCCCATTGTCTTCAGCAATTGATACTCTTCAAGTTACAATAAATAATCAGAGTGTATCTATTAATATGGCAGATGTAATTCAGCCACTGATGCATTTCAATAATGATGTTAAACTTTCTGAATTGGATTATTCAACAACTCCCTCACAACTAGATCAATCACAGGATTATGAAACTCTATTTGGTTCTGTTAGATCTCCATTTGCTAATTTTGGAGATTCTACAGATCAAAGTATGATGTCTAGAGGAGGTTTTCCATTCACAATTCGTTCCAATACAAATACATCTGCTATTGTTGATATGGTTATTTGTGAACCTCTATTCCTTTCTCCATTCTATTGGGGTCATTCTAATTCCTCGGGATTTTTTAATGTAAATACTATGGACTTCAATATCACTTTTCTTGGAAATGCTGGTTTTAGGATGTGGTCTCATGATGCTTTATCATCTGGTGTCCAGACTAATATTACTAGTATCGGAGTACAATTTAATGGATTCTCTGGACCAGCATTTGCGTATCTCGATAGTATTCAGCCTAATATGCTTTTTACTTATATTACTCCAAATGAAACACAAGTAATTCCATATAACATGCCAATAACTTATTCGTATTTTGATGTTCAAAGGTATCCAACTGATCTAAATCAAGCTATTCCAGCAAATGGTATTACTCCACTTAATTCAAATAATATTCAACTAAATTCAATACCTAGACGTATGTATATTTATGTTAGGCAATCAAATTCAGAATTATATTCAACATGCGCTAATCCAGATTCATTTTTCTCAATTGAAAATGTAAATATTCAGTTCCAGAATAAAACTGGTTTACTAAATTCTGCAAATAAGAGACAACTTTATGAAATGTCAGTTAAAAATCATTGCAATTTATCTTGGACAGAATGGTCTGGTCAAAAGGTAAATAATGCAAACTTTTCTGGACAATATGCTGGAATTGGTTCTATTTTGGCAATAGAATTTGCAAGTGATATTGGATTAGATTCAATTGAAGCACCTGGTAAATTGGGTCAATATATGTTACAAGTTAATGTTAACGTAACAAATGTATCAAATAGAAGTATAACTCCTACTCTCTATGTTGTAGTTGTTTCAGAAGGATCATTTACCATCGAAGGCCTTGGAAAAGCAAGTACTAACATTGGTGTTATCTCATCTCAAGATATTTTGGATGCTGCTTCTATGCCAGGTCTCAATTATAAAGATGTTGAACATGTCAATGGAGGTAATTTCCTCTCTGGGCTAAAAGACTTTGGTAGAAATCTATTGTCTGGTATCAAAGATGCTAATGCTTTTCTAAAAGATACTAGATTGCTCTCTAATGTTTCCGGACTAATACCTCATCCTGGTGCTCAAGCATTTTCAGGTGTTACCAAACAATTGGGCTATGGCGAAGGTGAAGGTGAAGGCGAAGGTTATATGCGCATGAGACACAAAAAACATAGAGGAGGTGTTGGTGTTGGAGGTGTTGGTGTTGGAGGTGTTGTCATTGGTGGTAGACAACTTCCAAGATCAAGACTTGCTAAGAAAGTATTTTAAGTTACAGTTACTCCATAAATCGGATTATTATTCCTATTTCTGGTGTCACTAAAAAGTGAAAGCAGTGGGCGGAAAATAGTCTATTGACTTTTTATAAAAATGATATAAAAATATATTAACTATATATATTATTATACCATAAAAAATGGGTCGTCATGCATTAGATTTAGAAGAAAGAATACTGCACCGTAAAGTAGTCCAAAAAAGATATCATGAATCAAAGAAAGGAAAAGAGAAGCTAAAAGAAGCAATCGGTAGATATAGAACAAGTGATGCATACAAGGAATACAAGAGAAAATACATGAGAGACTATACACAAAAGAAGAGAGATCAAGCCCTTGAAAAAAATAAGAAAATAAATCAAAAAAATAAGAAAGTAAAGCTCATAGTAGATAGAGATCAGTAATAGACAGTATCTCTTATTCATATAATAGTAAGTGCCTATAATTCTAGGCACTTACGATCATATACGGATCTCAATCATAGACAGAAATGATCATAATACCATTGCCAATATTTATTGTTACATAATTTTTACCAATAGGTTTTTTAATACGAAAATGGATATAGTTTTTAGTCACGTGAGGTGATTTAATTGGATATATGTGATGTTTAATAAGCCATCGATGAGCACTTATAATTGTCCATAAGTGTTTATCAAAGATAATTGATTGAATCATAATAAGTTAATCTAAATATATACAATATTTTACTATTCTTGTTTCAATCTGGATATAATTGTATAAGCCATTCTAGGTGTTAGAAATTTGTCATCTTCATCGCACCAATAGTATGAGTTAATTGTTTTACCCTGAACCCGATGTATATTTAATGCATAAGCATAATCAAAACATCTATCAAGTTGCTTCTGAGTTATTTGATAAGTGTTATCTATTTTATCTCTAATTGTATATATCATGTCCAATATATCTTTATTCTGCGCATCTTCATTATTATGTTCAATAGATTCAATCTTCTTTTTCCCGATAATAGTAAATTCCTTACCATTAAATATGTTTTTATCCATTAGCGCTAATGTGTTTTTGATACATACTATCTTAGATCCTTTACCATAATTATAAGTATCTCGCAATATAGCCATTTGTGCATTGTAGTATTTAGCTATTTTAGATCGTCTGAATGATATAATATATTCAGCTTCAAATGATACAACTGTAGACCAGCGTTTTACTTCAGCTTTTGCATACTCATAAGTACCATCAATGATACTTCTGTAATACTCTTCAGTAAAATTATTACGTCTATTTATGAATTTAGTATCAATCTCTGAAAACATGTAATTTAAATAGTGTTGTTGGTTATATTGTGCACTTTCATTAATTGGTAATAGCTGCTCAAAATCTCCGTATAATTCGAAGGATTTACCCAAACGATTTAACTTATATAAAAAATTATGACCAGTTCTATCTATAAATCCTACTTCATCAATAATAATATAATCAGCTTGTGGTATTATATTTTTAAGAGTATATCGCTGAAATATATCACATTCAATAGAATACTCTTTACCATTAATATATATCTTAGTACTTTCGTATTCTTCTAATGTAGGATGCGTTGGTGTTAATACAATATATGAAATACCTTTCTTAATTAATGTTGGTACTAATCGGTTAATAATATCATATGTTTTACCAGAACCAGCGTATTTAGCATGTAGAATACGAGTGTTATTGTTCATATTTGGTAATGCTAATCCAGATATATATTCATTCTTAATTGGCGCATATGTATCATTTATTGGCTTGAAATCACTTTTTTTCCAACCATCTAAAGTATTTGACTGTAGTCCTTTCGGATACTTTCCCTTTTTTAAATATGAAATAGAATCAGTATTTATCTGAATAATATCATTATCATCTATCTCAAGCTCTTGAACTTTCTTGAATAGAATTAGTCTAGACATTTCCTTAACTTGTATTGCTATTGGTAATCTATTTGAAGCATTACCATATTTAGTAACAGTATCGCAAACTAAATCATAGTTACCAATAGGTACCTTAAAACCTTCTTCGCTTCTAGATGCTTGTTTTGTAAATAATGATTTCACAATAACTTCTACCTTTGTCGAAAAGTTAATTTCAAGTGTACCAATGAATCTATTCCAAATAGCTTTGAATGTCTTCTCATCAAATAACTTCCAAGTCATTTCAATAAGCTCTCTAAAATATGGATTTACGGTCTCAGTTTCCCATTCCTCTAACAATGTGAAACTAATACCGTAATTCTTACATTCTTTTAGAAAATAGCCTGTGCAAAGCATCTTATTTGGTATTAGCATAGTACTATATTCAACATCTACGATATAGAGATTCTTATCTGTAATTTCAATTGGATTTTTAGGATCAATAGCCCTAATATTATGTGTCCTAAAATCAAATCTTAATAGATAAGGCAAAATAGATAAACAATATGGAAAGCACTTATTTTTATCAATTGTCTTGATTCGCTTTTGCTTACTTGATAAGTTACTAAAGTTAGGTGTTTTGTATAGAATAACTGATGATTTGAATACCTCTTGATCAGGGATAAATGATTGTGTATCTGGATAATTAAATACCTTTTCTAATAGATGAGGTATATCCTTTAGTTTCATATCATCTGTCATGTATTCTGAAATTTTAAGTGCTTTTAATACTCTCATGCATTCATCATATTCTGGATTGCTTATGTATTTAGTATCACCTACGATAAATGATCTGATTGGTAAATATTGTTTATCTGTAATCTCTTTTTCAGATACTCTTCCTATTAAAATAGAATGTGGAAATTGTCCACTATTTAAGCATTCTAATAATTTTTCATTAATATTCTCATACATATTTTTATCATCAATGTTCTCTATTTTGAATTTCTTTTTTGGTATGCGCTTTGGCTGACCTCCTTTTATGGGATAAATATGTGAATTGTGAACAATACAACTGATCGTACCCATTTTATCATAACCAACAAAGGAGAATAATAGTTTCCCATTTACATCATAAATATTGTAACTGATCTGATTTTTTTTACAAAATATCATAAAGTCTTTCAGAAGAACATACTTGAATCCATTGTCATCTGTTTGTTCGAATTGCTTGATCTTCCAATATAGTTTTGGATACTTATTTTCTACTAATCTAACTACACAGCAATTATCTTTTGTAGCTACATTATTATATTCAATATTGATCCATTCAGTTAGATTGTATACTTCTGAAATAGATGCTATTGGTTGATCTTCTAATAATAACTCTCTATTTTGAAATGATGAACCAGTTTTGAATTCTGCATGAAGAACTACACCCAAATTACCAATATTGTTTTGCAATCGATTAGCTCTATCTATCATTTGTTGTTCTATTTCATCAATTGTAGTATTGTACAAAACAGCTCTCTCGAATCTCTTTACTATTTTTTTCTCATGAACATACTGTTTTAAAAGATCTTTATCAATATTACCATTTTGATCCAAAATATCTTCTTGTCTAATTGGTTCATCTGAGCTAAATGAAACATAGAAAATGAATTGCACTATTACTTTTTCTAGTCTTTCAGTTGGTTGAATGAGTTTCGATGCATAAATACGATTTTTTATTTGATGCGAACCATTTGGATTGAATAAAGCATCTTTAATTTGTCTAGTTATTCGATTTATACCAAACTCTTGTCTCAAAATACCTCGAATGTTCTCAGCTTTAACATTGACAAGAACTACTTTACCAGTTTGCCCATCAGCTATATATCTTGTACCACTATCATTTAGATATTGTCGTGCTTGTGCTCTAGTAACACCTAATTTTTGTGCTAGATCATTTGCATCATCATAATAGATTTTCTTATCACCACTATAATACACACACTGTCTATTTCTCTGGCAATTTGGTTTCTTTGGTATTGGAATAAATTTTTGGTTTTGCATAAAAATCTATATAGTTATAGTTAACATTTTTTTATATGTCTTTACCCTCAAAAAATAGTTATCACACCATAAGTGTGATAAATATAAATACTAATGAATCCATTATAAAGTTAGCATATCCCTCGTTATGCTATCTTCAATATTAGGTGATAATATCATAAGATATATAATGGCGGTTTTAATAATATACAGAAAATGTCCAGAGGTTCGATATAGATTTGGTAGAGTACGAGTTCTAACAGGAGGGGTCTTAATGGTATAACACATTTCCCTATATTTTGAAGAAGATTTTTTTACAAACAAAAAACGTTCAATTTTATTCTGAATAATATTCACTATCTTCTGTATTTTCACTATCTTCTGTATCTTCTATATCTTCATCTTCTATTTCAGAATCAGTTTCTGTATATGAATCTGATTCAGAAATATAATCATCACTCGCAATATCAGAATTATTTGAATCAGTATAGTCGCTAGAATCACTATAGTCACTAGAGTCATTAGAGTCATTAGAGTCACTAGAGTTATCTCTAGTTTTCCTTGTTTTTGGTTGAGCTTTTGGTTGAGCTTTCTTTACTTGCTTTTTTAGATATTGTTTAGGCATTTCGATAGATTATAAATATTAGTTATATTATATTTTACTCACTTTTTTCCAAAGTATGTTGGAGCAATTAACTTTACAAAACCTGGTACTATATTTTCAGCTTTAACCTTAGTACCAATACCATATTTTCCAATTGAATAGTATGGTTCTTCATTAGGATACTTTTCAATATCATTTAAAAATTTATCATCGGCAATACGTCTAGCATGCTCTTGATCTTCTACATTTAGCAATTTAGATGCATTTTCATAATCAATATCATGTGTCCTAGCTGCTGCATCTACATTATTGTAGGGAGGATAGTTTCTAACATATGGATCTGAAATATGAGTATGAGGACCTTCAAAATTAGCACATAGAGGATGATATTCTTGTGGATTGCCCAAAAGTGGTCTAGCTCTACCGTTACAAAAGTTATGTCTATATGTATTTGATAATGTGCGATATATAGTTGGACCAATAGCACCACCATATATAGGTTCAGATACATTTTCATAAGGTGTTCTAACTATTCTAGTATACATCAAAACATTTGGTAGGAATTGTCTAGGTGGAGGATTCATGTTTAGTATTTCTAGCTCTTTAATTGTATTAATATTGACTATTGTCTTAAGATATTTCTTAATCTTTGTAAGAAGCTTGATCTTTTTAGATGCAATGCTAGTTTTTGTAAATGTATTTATCATTGTTGCTAGTATATCTAAATCTGGATTATCTATCTGGAGTATGTTGGATAATCTATTCTTCATTTGATCTATCTGGTTATTAATTGCGTTAATAGGTATGGATTTAGATACTTCAAAAATACGTAAGATCGCATCCATTTCACTAGTTATCGAATACATATATGATATATTACCTGTTACCAATGGAAGTAGTTTGTATACGAAATCTTCTAACTTGAAAAATCTAGAATACGCCCACATTCTCTTTGCCATTTTGAATGGAGAGTAATACATATTCGAGTAATACAACTTCTGTATCTCATCCCGTATTTGATTATCATATGTTTTCTCACTTTGTTCATTATCAAAGTAATCGAAATTGAAGTTAACAGTAGTAAGTTTATTACCTCTTATTAGTACTAAGATCCAAAAGTTAGTAACTTCAACAAATTTACCATTAATAAAGGATATCATATCAATCTTGACATGTGATTTGGCTTCTAATGCTTTTTGTAATGTTATTTTCTTTTTAGCTGGTAATAGCTTGTAACCTTGGATGATTTCTTTGGATGACCATCTGAGTATTCTTCTATTTCTGAAAACATAGTTCATCATGTCATATTCGTCACCTCCTGGATTTTTAACTTTCATGATATTTTTAATGATATTTAGCTCCTGCAAACTCAGGAGGTTATTTTGTACCATTTCATTACTTATTGCTAATAATTGTTGTCTTCTGTATGTGTATATACCATTCATGAGAGTACCAATATCGATATTATATCGTTCATCTATTCCTGCTTTAAATTCGGAGAAATAATGTACTCTCTCCTTATTAATTTGTTTGGCAATTGTTTGTATCTTTTTAGCAAATTTTTTTGTGACGTCATTGACTGTACAGCAATCATAAAAGTATTCATATAAATCAAGATCACCAGGATATTTCTGAACACGATATGCCGCTGATCCAAATGGTGTAGCTAATGCATTCTTATCTACCGATAGTATTTTGATATCTTTAATTTGTTCTCTTGAATATACTTCAATTGGTTTCGTCGAAATAACCTCATTGAATGAAAATTCCTTATTCATGACTAATATAAATACATTATAGATAAAATTATCGATAACTGTATATTTATTTCTGTATTGTAATTATATATAAGATGGATATTAGGGATCGACTTCATAATGTATTACAACATCGAATTAATGTAGGAGCAGATAATTATGGTGGATGTTGCTGTGGTGGAGATTATAGCATGGGACAAGCAGGAATTGATCTAGATCAAGGAAGAATTCATGATATTTTAGAAGGACAAATTGCTATGGGTGGTGAATTAGATATCCCTCAATATGGTGGTAGAAGAGTAAGACATCGAAGATCTCCAATGCATCATAGAGGAGGTGTTGTAGTTGGTGGTGTTGTAGTTGGTGGGTCAGGAATGAGATATATTGATTATGTTAGAGAATGGCATATGGCACATCCTCAATATTCCTGGATTCAAGCGATGAAGAAAGCTAGTCCTTCTTACCATAAAATGATGGGTACCAAACCTAAAAGAAAAGTTCATAAGAGAGGAGGTTATGGAACTGTAGCTGGAGCTAGAAAAGCAGTTAGAACCAAAAGACGAGAGGGATTGATTGGTCGTAAACGTAAACACCGAAAAATGGGTGGATATGGAACTGTAGCTGGAGCTAGAAAAGCAGTTAGAACCAAAAGAAGAGAGGGATTGATTGGTTCTAGACGTAAAACTCATAGGAGATCAGTTCATCGCAAATTAATGATGTTAGCATAAAAAATGTTTTTCAATTGTATAACATACATTGGCTTTTTATGAAAGTTATACCAGATTTCTGATATAACTTTTTTATGAAATAGATTAGTTATTGAAACATGCATTTACCCAATCGACATTTGCTTTGTGTCTATCTGATCTTAAATGACTTTGTCTAAATGTCATACTTGATATATCCATAAAACAATACGGACAATGAATTAATGTCTTATTTGCCTTTCTTTTTTCTTTTGATCTAATACTATTTTTTTTACGTCTTTCTATTCTCTCTTCTTCTGATAATATAATAGATCGTCTATTAATAACATTTGGCATGTTTTTACGCCAATATTCTTCACGTGCATGTAATTCATCAACTGTATTACATGGAAATGATTCTACTAATACAATATAACAATTATCAATACCATATTCTTTAAATAATATACCAGTTGATGCTTTGTATATATTCTTAATTGATTTATAATGATTCTTATGAGAACTAAATCTAGTTTGTAGATACTTTTCAGTTGTTGATCCTATGTAAATATTTGGTCCAATATCACTCATTATTTTATAGATCTTTCCTAGCTGATAATTCGGCATTTTTCCTTATTTTCTAGTTATTCTAAATAACATATCTTTATATCTCTTTATTAAAAAATTCAGTGACATAATCAACATTTTTCTGATGTTTTTTACTTTTGAGATGACCTCGCTTATAATTATAAACACGTACAGTTTTATCGCAATATGGACAATAAATATTTTTCTGTTGTTTTCGTAGCATTGATTGTCTTTGTCTCTTTCTTCTAAGTATTAGAAGCTCTTCTGGTGTTAGAAATGCTGCTCTAGTATTGACAGTATTTGGTGTATTTTTACGCCAATACTCTTCATTTTGCCGAAGCTCTTCAATTGTATTACATGGACATTCTTCAATTAATTCAATATAGCAATTATCAAGACCATACTCATTAAATACTATATAACATGATGATTGATGATCCTTTTTATTTCTAAATACTGATTTATGATCTATAAATCTAGATTGTAAAGTCTTTGTTGTTGAACCTATATAAACATTTGGTCCACGATCACTCATTATTTTGTAAATCTTACCATTCTGATAATTAGGCATTTTGCTAGTTTTTTCTAGTTTTTATACATAACATAGCTTTAAATCAGTTCCATTTAATAGTATACTAATGTAAGAACATCTATTCTTTCTTGATTTAGCTTGTTCTCTATGTATAATAGATGGCTTTAACATTATATTTCTAACACGTGGATTATATCTAGTTATCTCACTTCGTACATATGCAATACTATGATTTGGAAAGTATTTGACCGAATAATCTAAACTATAAGCCATTCTCTTTTTTATTAATTGATCATCTGTATATATATGAAATATCTTAGATGCAATAATACAACAAGCTAATGATTTATGATCTAACTTATCTATAATCATTACTATTATCTCATTTGGCAGTGATTCCATTATAATTATAACTATATATATTATTTTATATATTTATAATAGATAAATACCCTTATCATAAAAAACATATTGAGGAAATGTTTTACTAATTGTAACTGATCTACTTGGTAATTTTAGAAGCTTACTAATTTGCTTCATAGATAAACCTATGTAATTTTTAAGTACATATTCAATACCATATGAGCCACCAGCTTTTGGAAATATTGTGATAGTATGTGCTTCATTTAGAATTGTTCTTGTATTTTTTCTATCATTACCATTTATAAGATGACTAGTGACGATGATATGAATATTATTATGTCTACCAATCTCCAGAATATCATTTTGTATTTCATATACCTTTGATCTAAGTTTCTTATCTGGAATTGTATCAATATCATCAAATATCACAAGAGCATCCTTAATATCATTTACAACATTCACTCTATCAAGTTTTGTTGTAATTGGTATACGGATTATGTCTAAATGATCAATTGCTTCATCTTCTGATAATCTCGAAAAGAGAAAGATATCATTTTCTGGAAATAATTGTTTGTAGGTAGATACATATTCTGCTACTTTGGTTGTTTTTCCAGAACCAGATGGACCAGCTATATACACAAACTCTCGTGTATTGACTTTTGGTATCTGCTTAATCACTCCTTTATCTTTTATTTTTATCTCACGCGCGCCTTTTTTATCAGTGTCTAGAAAAATAACTTCACCAGAATACTTCCCACCAATTATTTCAACTATTGGGATACTACCACTACTTTTGTCTAAAGACAACATTTTTCAAACCAAATATATAAGAAGCTTATATATATTTTTTTATTTCATAAGTGGTACTCATTGAGAGATATAATTTTGTGACGTATAAATAGTAGTAAATTCATATATGAATTCTGAATTTTCAAAAAAGTGTGATGCAGATACCAAAAACGAAGTTTTTTTCAGATCAAAAATGGACCCAGAAAATGGCCAAAATGATGAAAACGATGAAGCAGAACCAATTCAAATGTCTACTGCTGATCTGAAAAAACAGATAGAAATTGCTGGTAACCCAATCCATCAGGCGAAACGCCAGGTGGGAAGAAGAAAAAAGGAAAACACAGAACCAGTATTGAAATCGCATTTGGATAAGCTAAAATGTAGTATATGCGGTAGGATATATACTAGATCTAATAAATATGCACATAATAAAACAAAAATACACAAAGCATATGCAAATATGAATGAACGTATTAAAAAAATTCTACTTGATGGCGAAGATTAAAATATCAATTAGTATTATAATATGTCTGTATATTGTGGTTTAAACCCCCCTCCTAAAGGTAAAAAAAGAGGAACAGCTTCTCAATGTCTTGCTAAAAAACAAGTACGTTATTATGGTAAAGTAGCAATACCAACAAAGAAATTAACTAAACCTCGTTATGATCTACAAAAAGAAATCATTAAAGCAAATAAACTAAATCTAAAAGCAAAAGTATTAGTTAATGATTTTAAGAAGCTTAACATACGGATCGAAAATGCTAGAACTGTTAAAGAGGAAAAGCGTCTAGTTAAACAGAAGAAACCTCTATTGAAAAAGAAAATGGTTTTACTAAAACAAATTGAGAAGCAAAAAGCTTTGATCGATCATATTAAAGCATTACAAACTAAAAAACGAAAGAAAGTTGTTAAGAAACCAAAAAGAGTCATTGATAGTTCAGTTAAGAAAATACTAAAAGATGGATTCAAGGAACTTGAACGAGCATTGACAAGATAAGTTATAATACCATTAATGTTTATGATAATGATATTATGACTTTCATAATTTAATTTTGTTTATTTGCATGTTTTTCATTACGTCGATGCATTGTTGTAACATAATGTTTTTGTATATAGTTTTGTTTGTATATCTTTTCACAATGAGGACAAAATACATGTGTAAAAGTATAACTATCAATTTCATCAGAAGAAACCTCTGTAATACCATCTGTATCAAAAATATACTTACTAGACATTGTATACTATAGTATAACTATATATATTTATATAGAGGAAAAAGCGCAATAATTGAAGTAAGTAAAAGCCGTAGTAATTGAATGAGATACAAAATATCGTATTGATTT